CCGCTCTGAACGTTGGCGAGCTGCTGTTCGATGCCGATCTGCTGGCCCTTCTGCGTGACGCCCTGCTGCGCGATGCTGTAGTCGCGATTTTGCTGGAGCTGCTGCTGGACGAACTGGCGCTGGCCTTGATATGACTGACCCGCCGCGCCAAGGCCCTGAGCCAGCGCTACCAACGGATGTTGCGTCGGCGCGCCGGCCCATGCGGCAAGGCCGGTCAGGAGCGGAATGAACACTTCCGGCTTTTTCAGGTTCTGCAGCGTATCGTGAGCGAACCCGCCTAGGCCGCCTTGTTGCGGCGCTGATCCGGACGATGTGTCGGCCGGCTGCGGCGAGGCAAGTCCAGTTGGGGTCGCTGGAACGGCCGTTGACGGATTTGGGGCGGGAGCCAGGGGAGCGGGAAGCGCGGCGCCCGAAGTCGTCGAGTCCCGATTTGGGTCAAAGTCCACATCGTCGCTGTCGACGTCGGTACCGTCAGGTGCGCCGCCATCGGCGAACCCCTGACGCGATTGCGCCTTCTGAAGTGCGTTGGCGGACCAATCGAGCACGTCTCCTGCCGTTTTCCCCTTGAGGAAACGATTGGCGGAAATGTCCATGCTCGGGATCAGCTTCTCAACCGGCGTCGTCGGATCGGAGTTGATCACCCGCATCGCCGCCTGCGGCCCGAGGAAGTGGGCCAGATAGACGTTCGGCGCGTTCGGCTGGATCCCATTGCTCTGGAGCGTCTGAATGTTCCTTCGCGCCAGTTCAGGGCCAAGCTGCGCCGAAATCTGATCACCCTGCGGCGTGTTCCGGATCGCCAGGATTTGCTTGTCAGACATGCCCTGAGCGCGATCGGGGAAGGTCTGCTTGAACATGCCAAGCCAGGTCGGATCAATTAGCTGATAAGGCCCACGCGCCGAAGAGTTCGGATTCTTCCCCGTCCCCTCAACCGCTTTGATCGCCGAAGAGATGGAATCCAGGCCTTGACCAAGGCCCTGCTTCAGTGGAGCGCTTACAGGAGAAGGGGGCTTACCAGCCGCCGGTGGCGCAAGGCCAGTAGGACCGACCGGCGCTGTCTGGTCCGGCTGAGATGAGTCGCCATCATCAGCCTCCTTATCGCCATTATCCAGATCGCCGAACATGCGGCTCAACATGGACTGAATGGACGATTCCGGATCGTCTGCGTCGGGAACTGAACCGCCAGTGTTCATGGCGGCAACGATGCCTGCCGCGTCCTTACCAATTCCGAACAGTTGGCCAAGTCCGCCAAGAAGGCCGCCAGAGGCAGGCTTTGGAGCCGGCGCAGGATTCAGCTGCGCATGTGGCTGGTCGTCAGGGATATCCAGATCATCCGGCGATTGATAGGGATCATCGTCCGTCGCGCCACCGATCGCCCGTCCAAGACGGCCGCCGCGCCAGACCGCATCCACATCGTCATCGCCAAAGTCTATAGATCCAGAGCCAAGGCCGTTATCGTTCGCCTGCGAGGCCTTACCGAGGCCTTGAGCCCACTTTGCGGCCGTCGTTACGCCAGGGGTCACCGCATTGCCGAAATTGGCCAGTTGCGTCGCCTGAGTCAGTCCGGACTGAGTCGGCTGTGGGGCCGGCGCAGCATGAAGCGATTGCACTGGCAGGTTGGCTTGCGGAACGTAGGAGGACCCACCGCGCACACCGCCTCCACCCATGCCGGCCGCGCCAAGACCGGCGTTGGAGAACATCTGCTGTTCCGCCTGCGTGATGGCGCCCAGATTGCTATCGCCATAGCCGGCGAGACCGCCAACGGCATAGCGCTTCCGCTCCGCTGAATCCTCCGTAGCCTTGTCGTAATCGACGGTCTTGTAGCCGGCGGACAGGCCCACAGCCTCGGGATGCTTTTTTTCCACCTCATCGGCCATGAGGCCAATGTGGGTGACGTTGTCGCCCTTGTAGTTGTACGAGTAGATGGTCTGACCATCCTTCAGCTTGCCGACCTTGCGGATGTTCTCTTTCAGGCGACGGTCAGAGAACAGACCGCCGGGCGTGGTGCTGGTGGTGGTTGACCCGGATAGCGCACCAGTCCCCTCCGCGATGTTGGCCAGGAATTGCGCCGTCTGGAACGGATAGGCCTGCTGCTGGAGGAACTGATTGTATTCCGCCGTGTCTTGGGCCTGCTGAGTTTGCTGAGACACCTGTCCAGCGGCAAGCTGAGCCTGGGCGCCTGACAGGGCTGCTGACTGCGCCCCGGCTCCAAGGTTGGCCTCCGCGGCGCTGGTAGCGGCTCCCGTGTTGTAGATATCCTGCCCCAGGGTTGCGAGCTGATTGGACGCTCCCATGCCCTGGGTATATTGCTGCTGACCGAGGCTCGCCAATTGCGATGCCGCCGTCTGAGCCGCAGAGATGCCGACGCCCTGCTGCTGTTGCGCCGTCGAAAGCGCGGTGTTGTATCCGGTATTCAGGATGCCCGACAGGATATTGGCGTTAGAAAGCTGGTTCTGCTGGTTGAGGTTCGCCGCCGCGATCCCGGCCCGATCGCCACCGAAAGCGCCCGAGGTGATCGCATTGCCGAGCTGACCCGCCTGAGCCTGCTGGTTCTCCTGGCTGAGAAGCTGGGATTCCGTGCCGGCCACATCGGTCAGATAGGGGCTGAGGTACTGATTGATCTGCTGGGTGGTGATCGGGCTAGCTTGCTGCACCGATGATCCAAGTTCGCCAAGGGATGCGTTCGCTAACCCGTTACCCGCGGCCTGAGCAACGCCAACGTCTCCAGTCGCGCCGGCATAATATGGTTGCGTTGCGGACTGGGCCTGCTGAAGCTGTCCGGTCGCGGCCTGATAGTACGGCTGCGCCTCGTTAGCGTCAGCGGTAATGTTGTTTATCGCAGACGATTCAGTTGAGTTAACTGGCGCGACGAACTGCCCGCCATATTGCTGAAATGGGGTTTGAGCTACTTGCTCAGCATTGGCGTTAACCTGATTGTATTGCTGTAGTACGTTCGCCGGGATTGTGGTCTGTGATGATGATGTGCTGGATTTCCCCCCCACGTCAGTTCTCCACCATCTCAGTGGATAGCGTGGGCGAAAGCGCACCAGCAGATCCGGTCTTGCCGTTGTAGATCCAATACGCCCCAGACGGTTCGCCAAGAATGCGACGATACATGCGGACCTTGGCCTCTGTGCGCTGTGAGGACAGGATGCCGATCGTCAGGGGAATGCCGAGCTGATCCGCCACGCTCTTGGAGAACTCGCATAGGCGAGCGGCTCGTCCGCCTTTGGCTTGCCGATAGTCCGGATGAACGAAAATGGCGCGCTCCTCAAGAACGTCGCCATCGCTGTACCACATCGGACCAATTCGCAGCAGAACGGTGGCCTCAAGCTGTTCCCCTGGCGCGCCAATTATCCCCACGATACCGCGATCACGGTTCAGCGCCGGCCAGATGTCCTGAAGCAACTTTTCAGGATTAGGCGCTAGCACGCCATTCTCTCGTGCTGCCATAAGCGCGATTTCCACCATCGGGTGGACGTCGTCAGGCGTTCCGATGCGGACGTGGATATCGCTCATGCTAGTTCTTTGCCGGGCCTGGAAGCGCCTGCAGGGTCTTGATCTGATCCTTCCGCATTCGCTTTATCCAGGCGTCCAGCACGCGATGTCCACGGTCCAAATCACCGCTACCGACCTTTCTAACATCACTTGGCGAAATGACGAACTCCCCGCCGGCCGCGACAATGGGCACGGATCCCGTCTTGCCGCCCTTGGCCCGCCCGGTCGAGCCGTAGGGGCCGCCTGAGACGTTGTAGGGCTGGCCCCCAGCGGCGCCGTAAGGATCGCCCGTGAATACCCGTCGCAGCACCTTGAAGCCCGCCTGGGTATTGCCCTCGCCAAGGTGCGACACCTCCTCGGCCGGGACTACGTAGCTACCCTCGGGCACATGCATGGGGAGGTGATCGGTGCGACCGGCGACGGCGCTTTGGATTTCTCCAGTCATGAGCGGCGTTTGCGCGATATCGGGAACGCGGATCTGGCCGCCGTCGGCGCGGTGCATTCGTGCAATCGCCAGAGCGTCCCTTAACGCCCCGTCGCGCTGATGATTTCCCCCGGCCATGGCGTTCCTAGCTATAGGACACGGTGACGACTTGACCCGTCCCCGGCGCAACCAAAATGCCATAGTTCACTGGCAAGTTCACCACATACGGCTCATCAGAGACCATGTTGGGTATCTCATAGATCGGTCTCACAAGGCTGGTGGCTAAGCCGCTATCATAGATTAGTCCCGTCGCACTTCCGGCTGTGGTGACACTGACGGAGCAGACTCGGCCAGCGCCGGCTTGGACAAGCGTGGTTGCGGAGATGGCGGGAAGGCCGGCCAATCCCTGAACCTGCTTATAGGTCTGAGACAGGCCGTTTACAGCCTGAACAAGTAATTGGGCTGTAGTTTGTAGGTCCGTAAGCGTCGCCATCAGAATCTACCATCTGAAGAAAACCGATACCTCATGGATCCAATTCTCCAGAATGACCCAACATCATTTGATCCAATCTGAAGAGATATCAGCCTATTTCGAACGCGTGGGGTAAGATATGTGTTGGACTGCGTAAATGAGAATGGGCCATTCACCGTAACTGGACCATTCGGATAATTCGCTCCGTAGAACGTCAGGTTTAGGGTGGCGTTCGGCATTCCGGCATAGGCGGAAAACTTCATGTCCGGCCATACCTGATCGACAAAGCTGATGCTATCGCCCTCACCGAGCGCAGCGAATCCGGATCGGAAGAAGCTGTTCATCGGCTGGCCATCGGCGTCCGGAGACGTCTCATGCTGATACAGGTACAGGCTATTCGGGTCGGCGCCGATCGGAGGCCCCAGGACGGACTGATCGATCCAGGCGGTACGAGCGATATTCCCATAGTCCCAGGCATTAAGCTGGGTGTTGTATTTGACATACCCGCCAATTTCTCCGCCGGATGAAAGTGTGGGGTAGAACCATGCCACCTCGTTGAACCTTGAATTGACCGCAACCCGGATCTTTTGCAGGTTGGATTGATCAAGGTTCTGGAAAATGACATCCCATACCGGGCACGGAAGCGTTTCAACGCCGCCGGCCGTGGTCTCGGTCGGCGCGGCGATGATGTAGAACTGCGATGGGCCCATCCAGTAGACCACTCCGTTATACGACACCCCCGCCTTTCGGGCGATCATGCCGCACCCGGTGCCGATCTCATTGAATCCATAGATGTTCGGCGTTCCGATGTACTGCATCGCCCAAACGTCGATGTCGGTCCAAATGATGATCTGGGTTGGGCCCTGGATTGCTCCTACGATTCGGGACCCCCTCGGCAGACGATAAGATCCTGCCTGATTGGTGACGGTAGCGATCCACGAATTGAAGTTGTTGACATCGCACCAATTGATCAGCAGCGGGTCTTGAATGCCCGTTGCCGTTGAGCCCCACGCCACGATTTGGCGCTGCGGCATCGCCACGAGGAACCCATCATTGACCGGCGGAGCTTGCGGGATGGCGGTAGCGACCTCATCCCCGGACAAGGGGTCCCAGGCGAAAATGGACTGGAACAGGCTTCCGTTTATAGGGCAGGCGAGCAGGATTTCGCCCCAATAGTCCAGCGTCCAGTCCGTGGCGGAAATCGGCGTCCCGACCGCGCCGCCGGACTCGCTTGCGCCACCGTATGGTCCGTCGCCATAGCCGCCCATGCCATAGCCGGTGGCCGCAGCTCCGGGCCCTGGGTCAAGGCTGTACAGGTAAGCGGCGTTTCCGCCATTCATGAAACCGCCAGCAGTCGAACTGGCCGTGATCGAACCCAAGATGGTGAACACGCTCGTGCTTTGCACCGACTGAACGATGTAATTTCCGAAGAAGGTTATCCCGCCGACAGTTGTCGATATCAGCACGGGAAAGGTCGATCCTACAGAATATCCATGCCCAGGCAGAGTGACGAGAACGGAGGTGGAACCCATAGTTGTTGAAAATTCTGCGGTGACCGGACTGGAACTAGTCGTGACCGCTGGCTCTGCCGCCCCCAGGATATCCGTTGCCGTAATCTGGTAGACGGTGGATGTGTCCTGCATGATCGGATAGACGCCATAGAGCACTATGCCGCCGATCGCGATTTGGGTTTGGATATAGACGCTGTCGAACGATGTCAGGTTCGTCACCACCGGATCGGTAATGGTCACCGTTGAACTTCCGGCCGTAACGGATATTTGCGCCGTCTCACTGGTAAACGTCGTCTGCGGCGTAATGATCTGCAATGATCCGTTGGTGATCACCCCGAGCTGAGCTTGACTCGTATTTCCGATGTTTTTCGTACCAAAGGCGAGGTGTTGAACCTCATTCAGATCCTGCCAAGCCACCAAAGCGCGCACGATCGTGCTTATGGTATTTGGATAAAATCTTGACCAACCGCCCAACTTTTGCACGAGGCCGCCAACCACCGAATCAAAGGTGTAGCGGATCAGGTTGCACGACGAGATGCCGGCTTGGTTCAGAGCCGGGGTGTCGTTGACATTGACGCCGGGGGCGAACTTTACCGTTGCGTGCCCCATGGCCTACCTCGTAGGCGTCGCGGCTGCTGGGGGCGACATGGACGACCAAGCCGACGCCATGAACTTCTTGCGAGCCTCCTCGACACCCGCGCCTTTCAGGAACGCTTGATACTGGGTTTCATATGTGAACGGCATCTGCGGATCATTGGCGCCCGCGTTCCCCGCGTTTCGCTGATAGAACGCGACTATGTAGATCATGCTGGCAAGCACCAGAAGATCGGGAAGAAGCGCGCTGATGAAGGTGGTTCCGCTTGCTGCCAGTTCGGGCGTCGCCTGCGTATAGAGCGATGGAAGACGCTGAGTTCCTGATGCCAGGATTGGGTAGGACTGATCCGAATACGGCCCGATCAGGACATTGTTGAACGTCGCGCCGCCGGTTGCCTGATCGCCGCCGAACATGGCGAAATAGGCCGGCGGACCCGTGACGGTGCTATCAGAATAGACGTTCCCGAGAAACTCCTGAGATACGGGCATGAGCGGAACGAGCGCCGTTCCAACCCGAGCGTTCAGGGTCCGGATAATCACAAAGTCATTCACCGGGATCTGGATCAAGTTGGCATCAGCGGCCAACGTATAGGACTGACTGGTCTGAGCCGGCAAAAGGTCCAAGTCGCGCTGGATGCGCAGCTCGGCATAGTTCAGCATCTGCGGCGTGATGTTGGTCAGGTCCGGGTCGACGAAAAAGTTCACCCCGTTATTGACCCCGACCTGGGTCACGGCCAGCGTCCCGACGGCATTCATATAGCCGTTGAACGTCAGGGCGGTTGGGGCGAAATCGGCCATCAGGAGACCACGAAATAGATGGGATTGGTCGCCGCCACATTGCCAGCGGAGTCGGTAACCGTAAAGATCAGCGGATAGGTGCCCGGCGTCGTCGGAACGCCAGATACGATGCCTGTGGCCGGATCAATCGACAGGCCGGGCGGGAATGACGACACGCCATCCCAGATCACCAGATTTCCGCTTTCATCGGCCCAAAATACCACATGCCCATCCGCCGATTCCCAAAACACCTCTGCGGGTGGAACCGCAAAGGTATATGGCGGAACGCCCTTGTAGGCGATGAGCTGGAAAGTCGTGAAGATTCCCACCGAAAGGATAGTCTGGGGCGCAGCGTAGATCTGAAGCGAGCACAGCGCCGGCCCAATCTGGGGAATCTGGGCAAGTCCGCGCGGCAGGCCAACCAGCGCCGTCTTGATGACCGTGGCTGGAGTCAGGAGACCGCCGGGTACGATCGGTAGGAAAGTCTGATAGGTGAGCGCCATGGCGGACGTGACGGTCACGCTGAAGAAGCCACAGGCATTCGGATCGGTCAGCCCCAGAACGGACACTTGGGCATTGGTCTGCAGGCCATGCGGCGCGGAGCAGGTGACGGAGATGATGTTCGAACCGATCGACGTTACCGATATCAGCGATAGCGGGACACCATATTTGACCCGGCCAAACTGCGGCATGACCGCATTGGCATCCAGCGCGGAAGGATTTCCGATCGGCCAGCATCCACCGGATTGCTCATCGGCGAAGAATGGTTCGGTGCGCGGTTGCTCGATTGGAACTGGATCTGGCGACAGGACAATCGCCCGGAGCTGCTCGTTCGGAGTGTCATAGCAATCGGAGCAGACGAAAATGTAAGTTGGCATGAGCGCTGATCCGCGCCAGGCGAACTGATTGCGCAGCTTGTATCGTTGCGTCCAAATCCCGCACCGATCGCATACGCCCTGCGCTTGGGGATTGCTCGGATTGGTGAATGCGCGGCCGGCCTTGGAGGCGTATGCCATCACGTCCGCCAGTACGAACTAATCACAGGCGATACGAAAAACTGAGCCGTCTCCACGTTTTGGTCTGCGAAGATGTTGTACGCCTCATCGGCCATGCCCTTCAGGGCGGTGGCCAGGGTCGGATTCCAGATGATCGCGAGGCGAGCTGCCAGCGCAAAGGCGTATGCCTCCAGGGCGTAGTACGGGATTTGGACCTGCGTGGCGCCCTGAAGCACCGAGTCCTGGATCTGCAGCATTCGGTAATAGTTGAACGACGCCTGATTTCCGTCCGGGACCTGCCACAGGGTGACAGTCGGCGACAGCAGGCGGTCGAACCAATAGACCGTTGGAAATCCCTGCTGCTGCGGATTGGGATAGGTAGCATACTCGGACCGGCTGATCGGCAGCAGGATGCGATTGTTGGTCGGGAAATCCGTGTTGGTGACCACATAGCCATCCAGCATCGCCACCGTATTGGCCAGAACGCTGTAGGTGGATTGTCCCTGGATCAGCGGAACGGTCTGCAGGTCCACGGCCCACAGGTTGACGCCCTGAGCGCTCCAGCGTGAATTGATCATGTTCGCCGCCATCCGGGCAGAGAACAGATGTTCTTGGGTTATGGCTGTCGGTCGCACGCCCGCGATGTGGAACGCGTAGAGCGTGATTTCCCCGAGATTCGGGTTGAAGGCGAAAGTTCCAGAGGTCGACATTCCTGACCTCCGATCAGTAGGGAACCGCGCTGTTTTGTGAAACGGTCATGCGCACCGATCCAGTTCCTGCCGTCACGTTTACGCTGATGAAGGTAGGAACGAAATTATACCAGGTCTGAGCCGTTGCGGTCGCATTCACCAGCCCAACGTCGGGGCAGTTGACCCAGGTCATGGAACCCTGCGCGATCGGGCTGACAGGGTCATTAGGATCATCGAAGCTCTGCTGAACCGTATAGGTCGCCGTTCCGGTCACGACGCACTGAACGCCCACCTGAGATCCGGCCCATGAGTCGAGCCGGATCAGGGTTGAGCGACCAACGCCCGTTTGCGTCGTGGTCCTGGGTTGCATGAATGGTTCTCAGGCGATGGAGATCAATCCATCGTCTCCTCTTCAAGCTTGCGGCCTGGAGCAGGCGACCCATGACGGGCCGAGGAGAACGGATGGGAGTCGGCGCCGGTACGGCCGCCGGACTTCCGCGGCATCCGGCCCGCGTGATGCTTGGCCAACTCGCCATGCATGTGGACTTCCTTGACGTGAGACTTCAGCTTGCCGCCGCTCTTGCGTTCGGCGCGCTTGGGCTCCTTCAGCTTGCCTTCGTGGTCCACATGGTGAACCCGAACGCCGCCGCCCTTCTTGCGCTCACGGCGGGTCTTTCCGCCATGCTTGCGCTCCTCGGCTTCCGCGTCGATCTTGCGGTTGTTGGTGCGGGATTCCGGCTTGTCGCGCAGATCCTCTTCGGCCTCGTTCACTCCGCCGGTGTTGCGCATCTTGCGGTGACCGGGATGAACGCCATGCTCGGCATGATGCATCTCATGCTCGCCGTGGTGCTTGGAGTGCTCTTTCATGGGTCAGTACCTCAATCAGGTCTGCGCTACGCCGAAGAGGCCGGCGACAGAGCCGATATTGTAGAGCGGCGGGGACTGGGTGACGACGAAGCGGTTCGCCCCAATGGAGGGCGTGTTGGTGTAGGTTCCGCGCACATCGCCCGTGGTCGTGGTCGACGGCGTGGTGACAGCGGACACATATCCCGTCGCCGAAACGATCGGAACCGGATTCAGGGACGCAGCATAATAGATCAGCACATCGCCAAACGTGTCTGACCGAAGCGGGAGGCCGAAAATGTTGGTGGTTCCGACGCTGAAGGTCACGGCCTGGGTGCCCGAGGGAGTGACCGAAGCGATGTACTTGAACGCCTTCTTTCCGTTCACCGCCGTTCCGCCGGTCGACCCCGTGGTGAGCGGGATGACTTCGGTCATCGGCACGCCGTAGATGTCATATCCAGACACCGTGAAGGTGATCGAGGCGGACGGCGCGGCGGAAACCGGGGTGATCGACACGGCGCGAGCAGATAGCGCCTGCGGGTTCCACATCTGGATCGTACCAGACGATCCGAACGGTAGGCGGCAGGCGGCCACGGCATCAGTACCGGCCACAGTCGAGCCCTGAGAGCCCGTGATGGTGATCGGCGCACCAGAGGTTCCAGCGGCGAACGGTGCGCCGCTGACGGTGTAGACGCCAGTGAACCCAGTTCCAGAGGCGGTCGTTCCGATCGCCGGGCCATAGCCAGTGACGGTCGTTCCAGCCGGAATGCCCGTTCCGGCAAGAGTCATGCCGACCACGATCGGAAGCACCGTCGTCGAGGTGGTGATGATCAGAAGATTGCCAGCGACGCCACTCGTGCCGTTGGAGACGTAGCCACTCACCGAAGTGTAAGCGTCTAGGGCCAACAGGCCAGTGACGTTGACGCCCGTATTGGAGTTGGTGGCGCTGATCCCTACGGCCACGCCAGTCGTGGCAGAGCTAGCCGAGACCAAGGTAACCGGCGTTCCGCCCGTTGTGGCCGCAGCGGCAGAAATGGCCACGCCAGAAGCGGCAGGCGGCGTGATATTCAGGGTAGTGATCGCGGTCGTTCCCAGCCAACCACAGGTGGCCGCGCCAAAGTCCTGGCCCGGATCGTAGTTGAACGGCATCCGGGGGTCCATGATCCCCTGCCCAGAGAAGAACAGGGACGGACCCGCTTCCGGATTGTAATCTGCGTATTGCGCCTGCCCGAAACTTACGTAGGGGCCAGCATTTGCCGTGATGGTCATGTGCTAGTTATCCCTGAGCATTACGAAGTCGGGAACGAGCCCCAGGTAGCGCGGGGATTGTAGTAGCTAAAGCTATACCGCTCGTAACCCTTCACCAACAGATTGTCGGTCACGAAGTCAACCTGCATATCCGTTTCGAACTTGATGCGGCTCATATACGACAGGCCGTCGATATTGGTGAGCATGAACCAGGCGAACGGCGAGGTCAGGAAGTCGTTGACCATATAGCCTTCGGGGAGGCCGCCACCCGTCGAGTGAATCGCGTTCACGTCGTTGTCGGCGGTTCCGGGGCGGAGCTCGGTCTTGGTCAGGCGGATCGCGACCGGCTCAAGCTGCGGCGGAACGATCAGCTTGCGGCCACGGGCGAAGATCTTCAGGCCAGCCTGATCCCGGAAGTTGGTCCGGATGGAGATCATGCCATTCAGCATGGTCGCCTCGTTGAGGTCGACCTGCGTGGTTGGGGTGTTGGCGTAAGTGTTTCCATCAATCGGGTGTGCAGTCGAATATAGCGCAACGCCGTCTCCACCGACGTTCGGGTTGTAGACCGTTCCCGTATTGAAGACGTTGGCGGCAAAGATCTCTTTGGTCTGATGGAATGATTCGATCAGGCCTAGGTTCGAAGGGTGGAACTGGGTCTTATAAAGGTTGTCGTCGATGGCCTTGCGGGTGATCGCATAGCCAAGGGCCAGTTCCATATGCTCTTGGTTCCACAGCCAACGCTCACCAGCGTTGTTGTCGAACTGGGTCTGTCCGCCCTCAGTCTTTAGCTGAGCCAGCCCCAAGTAGCGCATCTCAGCTGTGCGCTCCAGAGCCATCTTGGAGTCGTGCTTGGTGAAGATCTTATCCCATTGCGATGGGATCATCTCATATTTTCCCTCGACCCCACGAAGTCCGGGGAGGAGGAGATCTCGAATTGCCGAAAGGTTAACAGCCATTGTTCAATCCCCCGGCTTAATTCTGAGCCGTGAGGCTCTTGGTCTCGACGTTGTTGAACGCCACGACAGCTTGCGCGAAAGCGCCGGTTGCCGTGCCGTTCGCACCCGGAGGGGCGGTCAGCAGCGAGACGATGCGGAATGGAAGGGTCGCGGTGGTCGCCGTCGATCCCCCGGTGATGTAGGCGCCCGAGATGCCGTTGGCGGTGTTGCCGGTTCCGTAGGCGAACTGGACATTCAAGCCGACAGAGGCGGCGGTCAGGCCGGTCGCATCCGACTGCACCAGGAATTGGGCGTTCGGATCGTTGATGTAGTAGAGGGTGACGGAATTGGTCGAGGCGACGTCCGTACCGGGCCAGTAATGGTTCCAGACGGTGCGGCCCTGAGATTGCGACAGATAGTGGCAACCGACGAAGATGCCTGCGATCACGCCAGTACCAGGGCCGGGACCAGTAGTAGCGCCAGCCAAGGTTCCATCGCTCAGGCGGAACAGCGGGTCGCCAAAGAAGATGGCGGCGGTGTTGTAGTCGCCAGTCCCTTCAATCTGTTCGTAGGTCGGCGATGAGCCGGTTCCGCTACGTTGTTGGAAGCCAAACGGCGCGAACGTATTCGCCACGACGGGTCTCTCCGTAGAAGGAAAGCCATCGTCGAGCGCCGGGCCGACTGAGACTTGGATTAGGCGAAGCGCTCACGCCGGGGAGCGCCTATTGATTGAGGCTATATGTAGTATGTGGATATTGTCAAGTCACACTATCTGAGGGGATCTCCATCGGAGTCCACTCCTTCTTGACCTTCACGTTCGGACGCCGATTGCCGTCAACCCGATCAAAGGTATTGGCCGGCGCATTGCCGAGCTGTTCTTCCTTTATGCGGACCTGATCGCGAGCCTTCTTTCGCTCCAAGGCGATGATACGATCGGTCACAGCCTGGGGCCGCTCCATCAGCACCATGCCATCCCGCTCGATGACCTCTCCCTTCCAGTCCTTCGGCATGAACGAGGCATGTCGGGACGCTGGAACCGGCTCCCAGCCCATCCGAGCTAGTCCAACCTGATAGGACGGGTCTTCCTTGCCGTAGACGGTGTTGCGCTTCCACTCGTAGGACCATCCCTCCGGAATGGAGTCAGGATCGATGAAGTATTTGTCAGTTCCGGCCTCATAGTCGTCGAGCGATCCATGCTCCATCAACTGCGCGGTACGAGCGGCGGCGCGGGCCAGCGGATCATCAGCGTTGCGGATCGGATCGCGAACGCTCTCAGCGCGGATTTCAGGGCGAAGGTCGGATCTGGATTCCACGATGGGTTCCTCAGTGTGAATGCGGCGGGTATAGGCGCGCTTGGGCTTCTGGTCGGTCAATTCAGCCTCCCTTCCGCTTTGAGGGCAATCTTGTTCTTGGCGTAGTCCACATAGGACATACCCATCATGTCCGCCATCTCCCGCTCATCACGAGTCAGGGTGACAGTGCGTGGCTTTTCCCCGCTATTGCTGGGTCCTGACCGGCTAGGCGGGGCGGCCGAAGGTTGGATCTGTCGGCGAGGAGCTTCCTCGTTCACCACCACATCATCGCCATTGGTTCGGATGCCAAGGATATCTTCAACCCGCTTGAAATAATCATCGGAGTCCACCGGATGACCATCCGTCAGGGCAAGTTCATGCGCCGCGATCATGCGCCGGTTCTTGGTCGGATCGCGCACGAACTCGGGATGCTGGCGAATCCACGATCCAGACCGAGGCGACAGCGAGTTGGCGAATCGCTCCACCACATCAGTCTCAGCGGGCGCCTGCTGCTTCGGCATCGACTTGGCGCGCTCGATGCCCATCTCTACACTGTGGAGACGAGCCGAGTTTTGGGAAATTTCTGCAAAGATATCGGCCTCAGCACCGACATCGCCATCGGCGCGAGCCTGAGCCAGTCGAGCCTTAAGCGCCTGCTGGGACGTGGCGATGGCAATCTTGGTGCTCTCAAGTTGCTGGATCGCGCTGTCTTGTGCTTGATTCCTGGCGTCAGCGACTTGGTGCTCAGCGTCCCGGGCTCGGCTTTCGGCCTGCAGGCGCGCAGCCCGCTCGGCTTCCGCCTCCTGCCTTCCCTTGGCGAGTTGAGCCTTTAGTTCTTCGATCCCCTCCTCGGGAGTGATTTCTTTGGCGGTGGCCTTAGCCGGAACTCCTTGGCCCTTGGCTTCGGGATCCGGGGCGATGGGGTCTTCTTCAATGATGATTTCTTCGTCGCGCTCGCTCATGCACTTTTCAACGCCCGTTGGAGCGTTTCCTTCTGCAATTCCAAGGCTCGCTCTTGAAAGCCGGTAAGATTATGAGGATTTGGTTGCCCAGCGGCCTTCTTCGCGGCAATGGCCCGGTTGGCAGCCTCGTTCATCGCCATGCCGAAATCATATCGCCTAGCTAGGCGCTCATTGAGGATTTGCGCCTCAGTTGTCTGGTAGTCCAGATGAGCAGAAAGGGAATCCCAGATCGCATCCACCTCTCGCTTGGCGACACGACGAGTTTCTACAACATCGAATCCATGCGACTTGGCCATGTGAGAGATGCTAGCCACAGTGGCTACGTCAGCCAATTTCTTCACGAGCCGCCAGAATGTCACGGACACGACATCTGACAGCTTGCATTTTGGCGACAATCCATCTTCGAACGCCGCGCGTCGCGCGTTGCATCGCTCACACCGAGAACGATATTGGAATAGGTGTTCCATCACCACACCTGATCCGGATGTTCGATGCGCATGCGGATATCCGCGTCCCGCACCATGCGACAGAGCTTCTTGTTGACGGTCACGGCCCAGCCCTCAGAGGCCCGGAACACAACCCAATCTCCAACCGAGAAATGGTGAGGCCGATCCCAGGCGCGCCAGCCATTGACTTCCTCGTCCCAGTCTTCCTTGCAGGCCAGTTCGCCCATCTTGACGACCATGCCGACCTTGCCCTGGGACTTGTCCTCATCTCGGACCTGATCGGTCAGGAAGATGCCGCCCTTGGTCTGAGCCGGGCGCTCATAGATTGCCACGAGGATGTCGTTGTTGAGCACCTCGACATCGGAGATATCTCCAATCGCTTCCCAAAGAACCTCGGCAGGGTCCTTTTCGTGCAGCATTACCATTGCCGGCATATCAGCGCTTCTCCATGTCCGAACGGACCTCGTTGCAAAGTGTGTCGATCATTTCCAGACCTCGAATGAAACCGGACAGCTCCTTGTAGGCGACGAAATCGCTCAGATTTCCAGTTATCATGTCCTGAGCCACGCCATGGATGCGCTCGGTGACTTTCTTCCGGATTTCACTCTCGAACAGGTCGTTATAGGTAGCCATGGTCAATCGCCGTACTCTTCGATCTTCTCCAGTCGCCCCTCACCAGAACCGGCGCCGGCATCGTAATGCCCACGGGTCCGGCCGCCGCGCTTACGCGGCATCATCCCCGGAGGCGGGCCGCCAGCACCCGGCGGCATTCCCGGCGGAGGACCGCCCATCCCCGGAGGCGGGCCGCCAGGAGACATCTGCGGAGCGCCAGGAGGCGGCATCCCAGCACCGGGCGGCGGCATGGGGCGCGGCGGCATCGGCTGGCCCATTGGGGCCGCGTCTTTTCCTGGCTGAGCTATCACAATGTTAATATTGGTCTTGCCGACCTTACCGCCCTTTGCGTGGGCTTCGCGGCCGCCAGTCGGTCGTGTTCCCTGTAGCGTCCCATTGGACACCGATCCGCCGTGACACTTGGCGCACTGACAGGATGAATGGTGTCGCTCCACCGCTTCCGTCTTGCCGCCATGGGCGCGCGCCATGCCGCCATGACACTTGGGGCATTCGCACGAGAAGTCATGAAGTTCCGAACCGCCACGCAGCGCCTTGGGCTTAACCATGGACTTGACCAGAGCCTTGTCCTCGGCAGCGTCCTTGTGCTCAGCCTTCCCGCCCTTAGCGCGGGTCGGGTAGTTGAAGCCCATGCGACCCTGGCCGCCCATTCCGGCCGCTAGCGGCGTGGCCAGCGGGCCACCCGCCAGCTTATGGGCGCGACCGCCAGTCTTCATGCCGCCTTCATGCTTCGGTCCCGAGCGCTCCTCGTTGGCCTCCTTGACGTTGCGGTTTATCAGCTCATTGGCAAGGCGACCGCCTGACTTGCGAGGCTTGCGCCCCGCATGATGTTTCGCGTGCTCGCCCTCGACGTGGCCGCCGCGCTTGAACTGCTTGGAGACGGGGCGGGGCCCAGTCTGGACATTGGCCTCAAGCGGCTCGGGCGGGGTCCAGTCCGATGCATCGACCTTCTGGTGCGGGTCAGTCGTCAGGCGCTTGGCCTTGTCGCGCATCTTGGCGCGGGCCTCTTTGGCAAGCTCTGACATCAGGAGATCTTTCCAGTTGAGTTCAGGCCGGGACGCAGAACGGCGTCGGCATAGGAATCGTACGTGGCTGACTCGACTTGATTCCGATGATTAAGGCTGTCATCCAAAACTATCGTATCGGCCCAGCTCACGCTCTCGCCCAACTTAAGCGACGTGATGCTCTCGCATACTCGTTGCATCGTTTCAGGGGTGAATTGAACGAATACGTCCGAACCGGAGGAGCTCCGCAAACGAAGCTCAACGAACGGGGAGACTTTTCCCCCGTGCTCGCGGTCGAACTTCCTGGCTGTGAGCATCGCTGACATTATTGGTCGTCCGCCCCAATCTCGCGCTCAATCGGCTTCACTTCATGAGCCCCGGCCTCAGCCTGTTGCGGGTTTCGCATAATTTCTGAGGCGAAATCGAGGACAGTTTCCTTCTCTTTGGCCTGACGGTCAAGGTCGCGGTTCTCGTCGTCCACATTGGATCGATGCGCCTGCAGCTTGAGCGCGTCTGCCTTGGTCTCTGCGTCCATGCGGCTGGTCTGCGCCTCATAGACGTCAACCGGAGTCGGTCCTTGCTGCGCGCCGACCAAACCCTTGTTCTTGACGTCCTGGGCCTTGGTCTGAGCGTCGATCATGCGCGCCTTGGAATCCGTCTCCTTGGCATTGGCTATCTTGGCGTCATTTCCGGCCTTGGCCATCGCCTCCTGAACCTGCGGCGGCGGCTGCGGATTGGCTACGAGGAACTCATCGGGATTGCTGTACCCGATGGTCTTGATCGCCACCTCATTGATTTTGCGCGGGTCATAAAGCGCCGGGCTGTCCTTGGCCAACTGCAGCAGCGCTAGCACCTTCATGATGCGCTGGGTATGACTGGCGGTGTTCGGATCGGCCTGTGGCGTAAGGTTGTAGTCGCTAAGCGCCTGGATGAACACCTTCTCGGTCCACTTCTGGCCAGACGGATGCTTCTTGTACCGGAGGAAGCTCTCGGGGTGATCTCGGAACACGGCGACCAGAAGCCGGAACTCTTCTGCCTGGCTGGTATGCATCCGCTTGTGGACCGAACCGACCATCTTCGTGGCCTGTTCGATCATGGCCAGCATGGTTCCGACTGGAATGTCCTGCTTACCCTCGCCAACCAGCGTCTGCGCCGATCCAGCCACGCGCTGGCCCGTCTCAACGATGTTCTCGACGAGTTGCATCAGCGGACCCATCTGCGCCGTGTTGTAGGGCAGCTGCATGATGGCCTTGCGGATGTCGTCCATGCCGCTAATGTCGACTTGGGCGCCAGCGCCAGGAGCGACTCGGATCAGATTGGTATTCTGGCGGGTAGCGCTCTTTCCGATCAGGAATCCCGGGAAATTGGCATACATCCCGTTGTCGAGCATCTCACGCCAAGCGGCCGTCACGGCATTGGTGGAATTTCCAAGTATGTGCAGCAGGCCGATGTCGCAGAAGTCAAAACCCGGAACGAAAGTGTACTTCACGAACACCGTCTTGGCCTCGGGAAGCTCCTTGGTTTCCTCCTCGTAATTCCGGACGATGGAGAGGATTTCATGAGACGTGACGTCGATCGTCACGCGATATGGAATCTCAAGGCCAGTCACCTTGCCTTTGCGCTTGTGCTCAAATCCCTTGACGTCAAGTTCGCAATAGCACTCGTAAATCTCCCGGTCCCGATCCAGCGGATTGCCGGCGCTCTGAGAGACTCCGGACTGGTCTCGCTCCGCACGCTGGACCGAATCCAAATCGGCTTGGCTGGGGTCCGACAGTGGAATGTCGCGGTAGACGCCAAGGATCTGCAGCCGCTTGACGATCGACGGCCGCAGGGAAATCCGGTGCGTGATACGTCTGGCGTTCTTCAGGTCCGTGGCGCTAGAGTTGACGATCAGGTCGTCGCTGTCCACCGTCTCGCTGACTGGACGCTCCCGTAGCGGGCAGAAGTACACCTTCTTAAACGACATGCCGCCCAGGCCGAGCTTCATGAGCATACGGTCGGTGTCTGGGTAATATTCGCTGGCCGTCGTGGTTAGGTAGTGGTTCAGATCCTTTTCGAGCGCGTCCGCCAGCTCGTCGCTCTCAAGCGTATCGCCGACGGTTGATCCTTCTAGGGGCGGGCCGCCGTTGTGGCCCATCTGAGGCGGGTTGCCGTTGGCGTCATCCCTGATCTTTACCGGCCCGTCAGTGGGAAGCAGCTCCGACCTCGCATTGGCCTGGAACTGCAACACCGCCTCAGCTAGCAGGGGGTGGCGAACCTTGGACATGCCTTCGATCGGGGCGCCGTCGCTAGCGCCCTGAAGGCCGGGAACCTCAAGCTTGAACCCGAGCAGCTTGATGCCGGTCTCGATGTAGGATTCCCACTCCTTGCGGCTCTCCTTGTCATCGGAGATTGACCGCAGCAGGTCCTCTGCGATCCGCGTCAGCTCTGGATTGTCGATGCGGTCAACGAGGTTGTCGAACCATCCGGTCGGACTGTCATCGACCGGTGCACCAATGACGGGGCGACCATCCAGTGAGATGGTGATCGCCCCGTCTGGGTGTTCGATCTTCAGGATAGCGCCACTATCGTCAATATCAGGACGATCCTCGCCCTCATCGACTTCGATAATCAGCTCAGGTTCGGGAGCGAGGCCAGCCATGCCCCCTTATCGCCTGATTGCGTCTTTGTGGTCAAATGTCACCGCGCTGTCCCAGTCGGTACCTGCGAGGTATGGATGCTCACGAGCGCACCAGTTTGACAGAGCGCCACTCGCCGGGCGCGAAGATGTCGATGGCGTCCACGTCCGAGTGCTGGACGATTAGCTCGCCATTGGCGCCCATGTCGACGCTCTTGACGTCGTACTCAGCAGGCATGCCGCTGCCTTGGAGCTGGATCTGGTAGCGTAGGGACGCATTGGCCACCCGAAGATCATTCTGATCGTGCTCCTTCAGGGAACTGTCCACGATGGTATCCCGAACGCTACCCGGAGCGACTAGCGCATTGGGGGCTAGATCGGCGACGGTCGCGACTGGGTTACCGTTGGCGTCAGTGATCGGCATGGTCGTTCTCCGGGTTTACGATTGAAACGTTGTGCGGTTGCAAGGGTTCCGACCCGAAGGCCTTTTCCCACTCCTCATCGGATATTGGGCCTGAAACGGAACTTTGTGCCATAGCTCTGATAAATTCAACGCACCACGCTCGGAATCCCTCCGACTATCACAGCCGATCTCCCTTGATCCCAAGCGCCACGGCCGATGCCGCCAGCGCGGTCCTTAGATCCACCTCAGCGCGGCGCTCAAGGCGAGCGTACGTATCCTCAGACACCCCCAACTTCTCGGACGCCTGACGCGCGGTAAGGCGCATTCGCTTGCGCCAGTCGCGGAGTTCTTGGCCGGTCATTCAGCCAACGCCGCGTCCAGAAGCATCTTCCAGATGTCGTCCGGCGCACCGATGAGCTGGTGGACCATCAAGCCATCCTCGCGGTAGACGACCGTGTGATCACGCATGGCCTTGAGCGCCACTCGGGCATGTGAGCGAGCCATACTCAGCGGCAGACCGTCGCTTTCATGAATGGCCTGGGCGACGCTCTCTATCAACCCGCTCATTTCGTCCCCACCTCCGATAGACACGCCACCATGCCGTCTGCTAGCCGCTTAATGGCGTCGGCGTCGGCGTCGGCGTAGGCGTTGGCGTAGGCGTAGGCGTTGGCGTTGGCGTAGGCGTAGGCGTCGGCGTAGGCGTAGGCGTCGGCGTAGGCGTTGGCGTAGGCGTTGGCGTCGGCGTCGGCGTAGGCGTAGGCGTCGGCGTCGGCGTAGGCGTCGGCGTAGGCGTTGGCGTAGGTGACATATCTGACCAAATAAATCCTCCTGAACGCATCTTTCAGGATCGGCCGCCATTCGTCCGCGGAGAACTTCTTCCCGGTTAGCGCGGCAAATTGCATTTCGGCCAACAGCCGATGCGGAGTGGCATCCCTGCCGTATTTTTCAGCGACCTCAATGGCCAGCGGGCCGACGACCTTAGCATGCCACGCATGCACGACCGAAAACGGCACCTTGCCATTCAGGCGCTTCAGTTCAGCATAGAACCTCTCGCCCCAATCGAAGGCATCATCTGGTTTCTGATGATCGAAAAACCATGGAACCATCTGCGCCAGCCAGCGAGGCATAATCTCGGCAGGACAGTCGCTCGGACTATTGACATCGGGACCGATGATGCCAAGGCCACAAGCCAACATGCGGCCGTCACCTTCTCCTCCATATCCTCCCCTATGCCAAGATCCTTGGATCAGAGCGTTTTCAGCCTTGGCCTTGGCGTAGAGTTCGAACGCCTCTTCGGCAGTTTTCGCAGTTTGCATCTTCATCATCCTTCCCAGATTTTCCCATCATAACCCGCATTATGCGGCAAAAGCAACGGCTGAGACCCGCAAAACGCCTACACCGGGTAGAGCGGCTCGGGCGGCTTCGTGTAGCGCTTAGCGTCCTCGATCTCTGCGGCTCGCTCCGGACTGCGGATCAGCATGCCTATGTCGCGCAGATGGCGGAGGGCCTGGGACACGGTGTCGGTCAGGTCGCGATACCGACCCTTAGGAAACTGCGAAACCTCGGTGATAGTCATCTCGGCCCACTTTCGATCCGGCGCGAAGATCACTCCCTCAGAAAATAGGTGCTGCACCGAATAAAGTCTGGACTGCTTGTCCAGATTTCCGGGATTGTACAGCTGTATACCAACCGTCTCATTACGCATTAGTCGGCGGATTTCCTGGGCCGTACTAATTCCGGCGGCCTTGTTCTCGATAACCAACTTATCGATTTTGAACTTAGAACATGTTTCCATAACGAGCTTAACAAGGTCGTGAAACTCCAGGCGCTCACGCCAGGCATGCATGAGCATGACTTTGGGCGCCTCCTCGGTAAACGCCCTATCGCCGTACTGGGGACGGCCGTCGCTATCCAGCCAACGATGCTGCGTTGCTACAGGATCGGTCGTGAACACGCCCCACACGGTCATAGCAGACGGATCGTTCTCCTCCTTCTCGGTATAGGCGGTATCTAGGCTGGCGATGATGTAATCCATCGGCGGGAACGCCTTGTCCTCCCACAACCGCCACCACTCGCGCTTGATGATACCGCCGCCCTTGGGAGAGGGGCGCTGCTGAAGCTGACCCGCAGCGCCCCACGGCCCCAGCGTGCGCTCAAGGCTGGAGACCTCCTCCTCGCCAAAGCGCTCTGGCCACATCAATTCGCCCTCGACCTGACGAGGATCTTTCCAACCTATTGACGTGACGAACGACCTGTCCGCCTCATAGCGCATGGGCAGGCAGACATGATCCCACTCGTCGGCTGCGGCCTCCAGCACATGGCCCGTCCAATCATTCTCAGCCAAGCGCTGCTGAACGCCAACAAACGCTCCGGTTTTCGGGTCGTTCAAACGCGTCCTGGCGCTCTGGTCCCACCAGTCATTAGTCGACGTGATCGTGGCCTCTGATTCTGCCTCATTGGCGGCATTTGCGTCGTCGATCACAAAGCACATAGCGCCTTCCCCGGTAGCGGTACCGCTAATCGAGGTTATGAGGCGCTCGCCTCCCTTATCGTTGCTGAATCGGTGCTTGGTGTCCTGATCGTTCATAAGGGCGAATCGATCGCCCCAGAGCTTTTGATACCAAGGACTCTTGATCAGGCGACGGCACTTGACACTGTCTCGCATGGACAGTTTTTCGGCATAGCTCGCGTGCAGAAACTGGACGCCAGGTCCAGAGATGGGACCCCTAAACCGCTGGGCCCAAACCCACGCCGGAAAGGCAACTGAAATCAGGGATGATTTTCCGCACCGCGGCGGAATATTAATCAGAAGACGTCGTATTTCGCCGTCCGCAACCGCCTCCAGATGCTCACATATCGCCTCAAGACACCACCCGTCCGTCCATGGGCTCGGGTCGATATATTTCCATGCGGCGCGGAGAAACTCATACAGCGAGCCCTCGTAAAGCTCCCGCTGCTCCTCAATCTCCTTCCTCGCTATCGCCGCCAAGATCTCCTCGCGCGGCGTCTGCAGCAGTTGCAAGGCTAAGGAGTTGATCGAGCTGCTCACGAGTCAGGTTGTCCAGCTTCGCCGCGGTTTCCACTTTGATCGGCGCATCATCCTTTGAACCGCCCGTAAGCGCAACCTTGTCGCCATAACGCTTGGGGTCCCACTTAGCGAGCAGCTTCAAATCCGTGTCGATGATGAGCTTATCGCGCTGGATATCGCCTGTGCTGTCGCCGCCTTCATAGGTCAGCTTTCCCCGCGCGGTCTTTCTAACCTTCCAGGCGATGTGGTCCCAACCGCTTTCCCGAGCCTTCGCGATGCTTTCGGAAAGGGAAGGTCGATCCTTGGCCCATTGCCACACGGTAACGACAGAAGATGGCATGTGACTATCGCGGCAGATAACAGCCAGAGGTTCGCCTTCAGCTAGACGCTCGCATATCTCAGCAGCTAGCTGATCGGTATAAAACGTGGGACGGCCAGTCTCTTTTGGTTCTGGAGGCGAGAAGTCCTTCTTAATCCTGGCCATCTTTGTCGTCCATAAAACCTTCCCGCACTACCGACATGGCAATCGAGTTAACCGCACGGCTGGCGAAATTCCACCGTTCGGTCATATCAGCTAGGACATTAGGATCGGTCACAGGCGATCCGTCTTCATGCTGGAGCTGCCAGCGCTCATCAAACGGGATGTCGGACATCCTGACCAATTTCATTCCGCTTCGGTCAGGCATCCTCCGACTCCTTCGTCAGCTCGCGCGCATCCACGATATGGGGTCCAGGCGCGTCGCTATCCCATTCTACCCTACACCACCCGATATCGTTAATCGTGCGCACAACGCCGAGACCCTTTCGGCCTAGAAGGCGAACGCGATCACCGACGGCGATAGGGCAGCTGGAGCGCTTAGGCTTGGCCATCAGCGGCCTCTTTCGCCCGGAACTCACCGCACCAATGAAAGGGCCAAACGATTTCAGACGCCGGGAATCGTCGGCATAGGTGCTGCGTGAGATGGTTCTTCTGGGACGGGCTTTCCATGAACCCACAAGCCGAGCACGTCGCCCGTGCAGGCGAAGCAGTTTCATCCTCTTTCACGACGCCTTCTCCATCTTCCGCTCTCCTAGCCGATCCCACTTCATCAGATCGAGCGCCGCCTCTTGGCTCTTCCCGAACATTCTAGATGCGGCCTCACGCATACCGTAGCGCCATACCATCATTCGGATAAGGCGCGCCTTACGATCTTTAGCCTCTTGGCGCTCCTGGCGCCTTTGGGCCAGTGCGGCGTTTCGTCGTTCCTGAGCGGTTATGCGAGCCAGGCGTATGCGTCGCTTTGAGCGGGCAAGCTTGATCACTTCTCTGCGTCTTGGCTTGACGACGGCATCCCACCAATCACCGCTCATTCGGCTAGCGCGGCGTCGATCATGATGCGCCAATCTTCGGCATAGCCAGGATCTTGGTCCCCATCGGCAAAAGCCGCTATCATTTCTGCAGTAGGCTCTCTCATAACTAGGATAGCGGTGCGAGCTTTGCCTTCGAATTGGTTCCACTGTAGACCGACTTGTATCCGTTCTTCTCCACCATATGACTGCTGATTTTCTACTGAGTACAGTGGTTTGTCGGGATCAACTCCGCTTCTGCTGCACAGCGCGCGGGCCACGCGTTCTACACCTGAGCACCCCTGCTCGCGTGGGGAATGGGAGAGGGCAGCGGCGTATTTGTCGAGAGCGCGAGCGACCACCTTCCACAGCGGCATGTCCGCGCCGAAGTTGGCCACGCTGGCGTGATCGTCTGGATCGTACCCGCAGATATCGACGATCTCTTTCGCGATCACCTCCCGCGTCTCATCCGCTGGCTCTGCGGCCGGGGCGCGCTCGATCTTCCTAACGGCTTGGGGAAGGTAGCTTTCGGCGTTGGGCAACTCGTCCTGCGCTTGGCGAGCCGACAGCGGGATACGACGAGTCGCAAGAACAGCATCGGCATGGTCGCATGTGGCGATCAGGCCGCCATCCGTGATCCCATATCGGTCGATCCGGGCGCGGACCTGCATGATGAGCTGACGCAGGGCGATCTCGACGGAGCCCTGGGCATGGCGAGCCGGCGGATTATGCTCCAACATCATGAGCCTCCCGAACAGGCATTGCGCTGAAGAACCGATCTCCGCGCCCATTGGGCTGAACGGTCATAGGGTCGAACCCGAGTTTTGTTCCGAGTTCAGCCCAGCAGTCGTTGGCAACTTGTTGGACCGAGGTGGGTGCACCACATTGCAACATAATGAGCGGGGCGCTTTTAGCCGACTTGATGCGGGCTATGATGATAGAAAGGTCCTGTTCGACCACCTCGCAGACGAAGCGACCACACTCGGACGGGCGGTAGACGGGGACGACGCGCTCCATCTCAGGTCTCCACCGCTTGAGCGAGGACCACGTCGCCGAACGTCCAGTTGCGAGCCTCCTCGGCGTCGCGAATGGTGGGCGGAACCCGAAGGAAGACCTCCTTGGCGGTGCTCGTGCACACCACCCACAGCAGGTTCAGCGGCTCATCGTCGCCAAGATCGGCGCGATAGAGCTTGCAAAGGACCGGATCGTCCTTGTGCGACAGCCGCCAGATCGACAGCCCCGAGGGCTGCATCTTGTGGGTGATGTCGACCTGGCTGACGGGGTCGGCGCCGATGTCCGACAGCCACTTTCCGCCTGCTGCTGAGCCGCGCAGTCCGCCGTAGCGATCCAGCATGTGACGCCGAACTTCAGCGTTCCGCTCGTCCCTGACCTCAACCGCTTCCAGCGTCTCCGGCGCTTCCACGATGCGCTGCGCGACATTGATGCCGCGCAAGGCCCAAAAGCCGTAGCCATCGCGATAGCGGAGGGCCGGGCCGTCGTCACAGTGGAGGCGGTTGTCCGTGTCCCGATTAAGGACTTCAGGACGATCCGTGAGGATGCAGAAGTCGTTGAAGGGATACCACCAGCCGATGCTGCGAGAGATGGCGCAGTGGTCATCGAGGGCATCGTTCAGGGCCTCGGGGTAGACGGCTCCCACACGGCGGCCGGCGTCCGCCCAACCCCACAGATAGCTGTCCCACTGGCCCCAGAACCAAGTGCCCATATAGGAAAGGCGCTGGTCCCTGAGCTGGTCCCTGAGCTGGTCCCAGAGCTGGCCCCCGAGCTGGTCCCTGAGCTGGCCCCTGAGCTGGTCCCTGAGCTGGTCCCAGAGCTGGCCCCCGAGCTGGTCCCTGAGCTGGCCCCAGAGCTGGCCCCTGAGCTGGTCCCAGAGCTGGCCCCCGAGCTGGTCCCTGAGCTGGACCCAGAGCTGGGCCCAGAGCTGGTCCCGGAGCTGGTCCCAGATCTGGTCCCAGAGCTGCGCCCAGAGC